CTAAGCGCGGGATCGTCGGGCGCTGACTAAAGGCAGTGGCGTGGAAGACTTTCTGTTTTTCAACGGCACCTTATTCGTGACGGCACCATTCGCCCAGTATGGCGCGAGGTTCTTTATCAGTTGTTCCGAAAATGTTAGCGTCTGGAACAAGGCAATCATGCTGCAAAGGACGCACAGCCCATGACAACCGAGATCAAAATGCTTCGCACTGCTCCAGTGTCCCCCAATGGGTTACTTGTGCAGTCATGGGTGGAGGGTTCAACACATCACGTTGAAGATGATCTTCTGCGCATTTTGATTGATGCCGGAGCATGTGAAATCGTCAACAAAGCTATTTCGGCAGCGCCGGAAAACAAGGCCAAGCGAGGCCGTCCAAGAAAGGTGCAGAATAATGGATGATAAGCAGATTTTGACGGCAGCCGAAGCCGCGCTTGATGTTATCAAACCGCGTTGGCGTGAGATTGCTAAAAGCAACAAATCCAATCTCTTGCGCGAAGTTAAAGCAGCCATAAAAATAGCGACCGTTGAGGATGAGGCTGATGAGGTTCAATCGTAAATCCGTATCTGTCACCCAAACGTCAAATGAATTGGCGATTGGGCTTTCTGATATGAAGGCATTTTTGCGCGTTGATACGGATGCAGATGACTCTGTAATTGTGGCATATATTCAAACTGCGACCGAGGCGATAAAGCAATATATTCGCCGCGCCATTCTGACCGAGACATTCGTATTCAAGGCGGATGGATTTGCCTATGCTGGCGCTGATGACCGGCTGCTGGCGCTTGGTCCTGGAGTTCATACGGCCAGCGTGCCCTATGTTTTGGGCGGCGGTGAGACGCTGGACCTGCCATTTCCGGTGCTGCAAAGCGTGACCAGCGTCGTGACTTATGATCGGGGCAACAATGCCAGCACGTTCAGCGCGTCTAGGTATCAGGTCGATCTGCAAAGCGGTCGCATTTATCTGAATGAGGGCGAGGTCTGGCCGTCTGATCTTCGGGCGCAGGACGCGGTTGAGGTGACTTATATTGCGGGCTACACATATGCCACGATCCCGGCTCCTATTCGTGAGGCCATTCGGCGTTATGTTGAGCAGCTATATGATGGCTGCGAAGGCATGACGGATGAGATCAGGCGTCTGCTCGCGCCTTATCGTCGGGCCGACGAACTCGCATGGTAAACTGCTGCTCCAAATACTCGGCTCGCCAGCTTAAAAGCCGCATTACGATCCAGCGCAAGACGCAGGCCGGTGATGGCATGGGCGGCTGGACAGAGACGTGGAGTGCAGGAGACGCTGTATGGGCGTTGTGGAAGCCCATGAGCGGCTCTGAGCGGGTGCAGGCCATGAGGGTATCGCCGAGCCTGTCAGTGCGGGCTGTGATCCGTTTCAGGGGCGATGCAGAGGGCGCGCCATACTACAGCGCGGCGGATCGCGTGACCTATCGCGGGCGGACCTACAATATCACGGCAGTGATTGACGTGGATGATGCGGGCGAATGGCTGGAATTGATGCTGACTGAGGGGAAGCCCTCATGAGCCGTGTAGAGGTGAAGATTGAAGGGCTGGACGATCTGTTTGCTGATCTGAACCGGCTTGGCGAACTGAGCGATGATCTTATCATGGATACGATCAATGATGTGGCGATGGATACACAGCAGGAGGCCGTCAGAGGCATTCAGCGCGGTCCGGCTAGTGGGCAGCCCCGTGCAGACGGATCAAGAGCCTCAGCGCCCGGTGAGTTTCCCATGAGCGACACAGGACGGCTTGCCAGTAATGTAGATATGATCCTCGCAACCCCTGCCAAGATGCAGGCCAAGGTCGGCACCAATATCATCTATGGCGCTTATCTGGAGTTCGGCACATCTCGCATGGCGGCACGCCCGTGGCTTGAACGCAGCTTCCGCAAGGCGGCAGAGGGCGTGGCCAAGGAACTTAAGGCCAAGCTGGAGGGGCGGATATGAGTTTTGAGACCGTTGCCCAAGAGATTGTCTTTGATGCCCTGAATGGCAACATTAGCGCAGGCGTCTATGACGATGTGCCGTATCTGCCCGAAGGAATGCCGCGTCAGAACTTTCCGTATGTCGTGATCGGCGATGACGACACCGCGCCTTGGGATACGGACGACACTCTGGGCAAGGAAATCACGCTCATGGTGCATGTCTGGAGCCGCACGGCAGGCTTCAAAGAGACCAAGGCTATCATGGGCGAGGTGTATGACATCCTCAATCGAGGCAGTCTATCCAAGGCGGGCTATAATGTGGTAGACTGCTTGTGCGAGTTTTCGGAAGCACTGCGTGATCCTGATGGCGAAACACGTCACGGGATTATGCGTTTCAAATTGACGATCCAGAAGGAGTAAATGAAATGGCTGGATTTAATGGGCGTTCACTGACCATTGACTGGGACAGTGTTACGCTTGTCGGCGTTCGCACACGCGGCGTGACCAACACGAACGAAATGGTTGATGTGACCACGGACGATGACAGCGGCTGGCGCACTCTCTTGGCAACGCCTGGCGTCAAGTCGGTGGAAGTCACAGTCGGCGGGATTTCCTCTGATGAGGTTCTGCTGGCTGAGTTCTACAACGCCTTAACCACGGGCGAGACGCTTCAGATTGATCTGCCTTCCTCGCTGGCCAATCCGGGCAATATCAGCGGCACATTCCATCTTGCATCGTTTGAAGTGACCGGCGAGCACGATGGCTCTGTTGAATTCTCGTCCACGTTCCAATCAAGTGGCACCGTTACCTATACGGCATCCACAGCATAAGGTGATCCATGCGTAAAATGACCGCCTCCCTTGGGGGCTATGAACTTGAACTTGCCGCGACCTTTGCCGCTGCATCTGATTTGTCTGAGAAGGTGGGTGATCCGCTTGCCATTGCGCGTGAGGCGCAGATTGAGGCCATGCTTTCGGGCGTGGGGCAGGTGTATCACCCCAAGTGGCAATTCACCGTCAAGAATGTGCCGACGATCCTGCACATCGGGATGAAGGCGGCAGGCAGTGATATGTCGCTGGACAAGGTGCAGGAAATGGTTGTTGAGCATGGCTTCATGGAGGCCAAGTCAATCGCGCTGGATTATGTCGCCATGATCGTGACGCCCAAGTCTCAGGAACTGGATGATGAGGGTGGCGAGAAGTCGTCGGGGGAGTAACGTGGGCCGTCTTTGAGCGGAATGCTTATCAGGCGGCCCGATCATGGGGAATACAGCCAAGCGAGTTTTGGGCCATGCCCATTTGCGACTGGTGGATTGAGTTGGACGCCAAGATCAAAGAGGGCAAGCGGCTTGATGAGATAACCAAGGGTGGTCCTAAAGGCGGCGGCTTCTCACAGGCTGAATGGGCCGATGCAAGGGCCAGACACAAGGCGAAGATGAATGACGGAACTCGCAGCCCTTAACATCAAAATCAACGGCGACAGCGCCGATCTACAGTCCGACATTGCCAAGGCCAAGTCGCAGCTTCAGGGCTTTGATACGCAGGTCAACAAGGCGCAGGCTGGCACGACGCGTTTCAGCGGTGGCTTGTCTCGCCTTGGAAACGTGTCTGGATCAACACGGGCCAAGATACAGAACACGTCATTCCAGCTTCAGGATATTGCGGTTCAGCTTCAGGCTGGGACAAAGGCCAGCACGGTTTTTGCGCAGCAGCTTCCGCAGTTGTTTGGCAGCTTTGGGGCGCTTGGCGCAGTCGTCGGTGTTTTGGCTGGCGTGGGTATTCCGGCGCTGGCGTTTGCTTTTCAATCGGCAGGTGATGAGGCCGTTGACGCTGATGAGGCTGTTGAGAATTTTATTGGGTCTCTAAATAGTGTTACAGAGGCATTCAAGGTCGCCAAAACGCCTCTTTCTGAATTGCGGGAGGAATTCGGGGAGTTCGCGGAACAGATTAGGCAGGCTGCCATTCTTAATGCGCGCGCATCTATTTCATTGGGTCTTGAAGGATTGGCAGGTGCTGTTTCTGTCATTCAAGGCCCACTTGATAATGTCACGAACAAATTGCTTGATTATGGCCAAGCTGTTCAGGAATTGAACACAGTTCAGCAGTCGCTCGGTGAGCGCACTCTATCAAATGCGTCTGCGTTTGATGAAGCTGAAGCCAAGGTTGAAGCCGCTCGTGCTGCCGCTGTTGGTGCAGCAGAAGCAATGGGTATGTCAGCGAATGAAGCGGTAAAACTTGATGCGGCTCTTAAGAATTTGGCTCAGGCTGAAGGCATGGAAGAGGTTGCAGAGCAAGCGGCTCAGGCTCTTGAATTAATTAATGCTATGTTTCCGCCTACAGAAAGAATACCGCCAGAAATTGCAAAAATCGTTGCCGAACTCAATGCTGTTCTAAGAGCTGCTCAATCGGGCGTCACTGCACTCAATAGCATGGGTGACGCTGCGGCGGGTGCAGCTGCAAAGGTGGCAGCGGCGGCAATAGCCGCACGCGCAGCAGCTTATCAATCACCCGGTCAGGCCATCACACAAGGCCCAAGTGGACTATTGCCGCAGGCTAACGTGCCGTTCCCCTCGCAAGAGGGCGGTGAGATTGTAAATGCTCCAGCCGTTGGCAGCGGCACTAGCGGCGCTGGCGCAGCAGCCAATCCCATCGTTGCCCAGATTGAGCAATTGCAAAACGCCCTAATGACGCAAGAGGAAATGCAGATTGCATCGTTTGAGCGTCAGCAGGAAACGCTTAATGCCGCGCTTGAACAGCGGCTTTTGACGCAGCAAGAATACAATGCGCTGATGGAAGACGCGCAGGCGCAGCACGCTGAGCGTATGGCCGGTATTTCTGTCTATAAATATGGAGATACCTTAGCGAAAACTAGCCAATTCCTTGGCGATATGGCTTCTGCGTTGCAGAGCGGCAATGATAAAATGCTGCGAATAGCCAAACTTTTCGGCGCAGCAGAAGCATTGGTGAACGCATTCCGTGCATATAACCAAGTTGTAGCTGACCCAACATTGCCTTGGTTTGCCAAAATACCTGCGGCAGTTAGTGTTTTAGGCGCAGGTTT